GCGTCTTGATGTCGACGGACCGCGGACGTCCAGAACGTTCGAGGTGCTCGACCCCGATGCTTGGCAAGGCATCGTTTCCTTGAAGCTCAAGGCGAGTCAAACACTTCAACAGGGCACCGTAATCATCCAACGGATCGTTGGGTATACGCGGTGTTACTGCAATACCCCTGACAAGGGGGATATGCAGATCGGGGTCATATCTCAATACAGGTTCAACCTGTGAGAAACTGACCCGGCCCTGAAGCGGAGATGTCTCCTCAACATATGGAAAGGGTATTAACCTTTCCAGGAGATCATCAAGGAACTGGGTACTACGCCAAAGACCTGCCTTGTAAAGGTGGTTCCTAAGCGAAATAGTACCCAGAATCTCCGGAACGTCCCTCCGTGAGGTAGGAAAATCTACTCTGACGCGCGTCACAGAGACGTCAACGCCAGCATAGAACTCCTTACCGCATGATTCTCTGAACTTACCAGTCCAGAAAGACTTGCCCGAATTCACCTTGAAGCCAAAAGCCTCGAGATGATCGGTCACGGAACGCACATAGTGCGCGGGGACAATAATATCATCCCCGTACACGCGTACCAAGCCCGCAAAAGACGAAATGTCCTTGCGGGTAAACTGTGTTCTAAGCTCTGCTTCAATCCCTAAGAAGACCACGGTGCAAAACACCATTGCTTCAAAAGGAAAGCACAGAGCTGAACCCATAGACGCGAACTTGGTTAGGCGTAGAACGCCGTGACCAGGAACTTCAGCCGTCCTTGACCTCGTAGCATCAACCGCAGATTTTAAGTGCGGATGGTTTGCCAAAAGGCCAAGTACATGCCGAAAGGAAACACGATCAGATGCTTCACTCAAATCGAGTGTAGCGAGGGTCCCATCAATAGACCCACGGTGTGCCATTCTCTGATTAGGAGACTGGTCATCCCATCTGATGAAGTCACCAAATTTGTCAGACTTGGCGTACTTCACGATCAAAGCCTCGATAGCCTGTTGCATGAACATCATGCAGGCAGGCTCGATAGCAATGATACGAGGTGTTTTCTGCGTTTTAGGCACGGAGATTACCCTAACAGGGATCTCCGCGTCGGGTTCACGAACATTCAGGTCGGAAAGTCTATCGAGAGACAGACTCCAGGAAGGACAAAGTACCTCCATTGTGGGAAATACTTCATCCAACCTCCGAGTCCAATCGCGTAGTTGCCACTTTCCATTGCTAGAAAGTCGCTCAGCGGTCGAACCCGGCCCATGATGCGGCAAGATGCGGTCATAGTAGATATCTTCATCTACACGGGCCAACAAATCACCCCACATCAACCTACCAATCCGGAGGAAATCATCGAATAAACGAGGATCTAATTCCGAATCGGCAGTCTGAACGTCCGATTCACACTCGACATACTTCTGAAAAGCAGCACGAGTCCTCCTATCAGAGCACTCATGCTTGATCTTGCTGAACGACAGCGTAAGCTGACGAACGGCCCAGATCGCGTTAACAGAAGGAACATCGAGTAGAACACCAGTACTCCGCTCGAAGATGAGCTCAAGGAAACCTCCAAGAAATTGGGGGAGACCCTTCCGACGTCGAAAACCGACGAAAGAATCGTGAGCAACACGACCTTCAGCGAGACTTCTTTCGAAGTCTTTACAGAAGGCCGGCAGGGTGATAGTTATGAAACTCTCACCTTCATCTTCAAAACGACGCGTGATAGTATTATAATCACGCGTGGTACTTGTGCAACACCACCTGCCCAAATCATCGAGCAGGCACTGCAAGAACAACATATGGCTTTTCATGTCTTACCCTTCGTGATAGATGGGCTAGGACATTCCATTGCCATAGCTTCTGCTGAATCCGTTGTTTAACACGGATCTCAACAGTCACTACCTACCCAGTCATGGGTTAGTTTTCACCACCCATGAATTGAGTAAGCTTCGCGTTCGTGGAAGCCGTGCACCAGGTCAAAAGACCTGCTGTGTTGGTAACCATGTCCGCGATGGTGTACCCAACAACCGGAACGTCAACAACCAAGTAAGCAGACATGCTGTACTTGGCGTTGAGCGAACCTTCGAAGGGATCCGCCGCGACCTTTGAGAGGTCGAGCCGGACGGTGCGCCGTGTCCTAGTCCCGTAGGACGAAGCCACGGACAGCTTGGAAGTGCCATCGGGAGTCGTAAAGACACCCGAGTTCACTCCAGAGGCTGTCCGCGGCAGAGACACGGCACCGCCCACAATAGTGACAGATTGAGGATCAGCAAAAGCCATAACAATTGTCCTTGTCTTGTTTGGTACCGAGACCAGAATTGGCCCCGGGCGGCATGATTAGTGCCAATACCTAGACTGACCTTTTGAGTCAGTGCAAGATATGAGGAGCTTTAGTTAAACCTAAAGCCCCCAGGATGGACCATTGAAAGTCCGAAAACTTCGAGGTATCAGCCCCGAAGCCGTAGGGTGTAGCTCTGAACCGTTCCTTCGACCGTGTTGTATACACAGCCGAACATTCGAACGGGACTGAGGGGTAAGACGTTCCAGTAAGGTTCATCAAACCCCCGGTCTGGACCAACTCACGACGGGTGGTATATTCCGTCATGAGGTATCCATACCTGAGCACAAGGTTGTCGTTGCTGAAATTGGACGCCGAGTTTATAACTTGGCCTATGTCCGAAAACCAGCCGCCCAACCAGCTCCATGGTGCTAACTGCCAGAGGAGTTCAGGTGTCATTTCGGCACCTGTAAGGTATTCAGCCTTAGCCTCTGTTTCGAATACACGATCCAACAGGGAATTTCCCTGAGGGAAGTAGTAGACGAAAGATCCCTTAAACCACGCCTTAAGCGTGGTATAGGAAACGTCAGTTAGTTTTCCCGTGTTGCCACCAACCATGTAAGTGCTTCTACCGTCGGCCCCCGAAAACGAGGGCCCAATGCCAGGATCAAACAAATTGAGCCCGGCATAAGAAGTACCCACAGAAGTAGTGACAACATCGGGAAAGTAGTAAGCACGTCTGACCGGAAGGCCAGAATCTCGGATCATCTGCTTAAGAAGTGATGTATGCTTCCTAGCAGCTCTAACGCTACTCAGCAGGTCGTCGATAAAAGGACGCCAGCCGAATTGCACGTTCAGATACTCCTTTCCGAGTTTACGGAAAGAAGCAATCCGTTCTTGCAAGTTGCCAGAGGTATAACCCTCAGGCAATCCAGCGTAAATGGTTTCATAGAAACCAATTCCGAAAGTGCTTGCTGGGTTCGTAGGACTAGTGGCGGAGATTGCTCTCGCCCCGTACGTGGCAACCAGAGAAGATCCTGATTGTTGCGCGGGCCACTGACCTGAATGCACACCTGGGACCAAAGGTCCTATGTATGTATCGTCATGTGGCCCCCATATTGATCGAAGTGTCACACTCGTATGAGAGAACTCAGCCGAATGTGACACAGTCGAAAAGGTATGGCCGGTATCCTGCGGGTTATAAGGGTCCTCACCACGCTGCTTAGCGTCATTCAACAGAAAGTTGAAAACGCCAGCTTCCGTGGTAGGGTTAGCCAAATCATCCGCAGAATCACTAACAATACGATCCCGGCCACCAGTTCTCCAACTGGT